TATGAAATATTTTCACCGTATTGATTCCAATATTCGAGCTGTGAATCCATTGCGGCCTGCGCGCTGTAAACAGTAGCATCGGCGTTTGCCTGCGCTTCGTCGAATAATCCGAACTGCCCTTGAAAGCTTTCAAGAGCGCAAATATATGCTCCGTCGTAAGCTTCTGACAATTCTAATATTTCGTCAGCCACTTCGGACATAGCGTCTCTTGCAGCGTCCTGAGGGGTTAATATAGCATTATTAGCTTCTTCGGCTGATTTTGTGATTTCCTTCAATCCATCTGTGATTTCGTCACTGCTGTTTAGCCAATTGCCGATTAATTCATTCCCAGATATACCGATAATGCTACTGTTTTCATATATAAATTGAGACGTTTCATCAAATCCCGACTTTATTTCATTAACTTTTTTTTGAGCTTCGTCAACGCCATAAATGTACTCTCTGAATTTATCGCCCCAGCCCCATCCGGACAATCCCATAGATTCAGCATATTCCTCATAATCGAGAAGATTATCCTTGTATTTTCGCCCCGCCGCTTCTGATTCTTTATAGTATTGATATGCTGCAATACCGGCTTTCCCGTATGAATTATATAATTTATCTAATTCCTTCTGAGCGCTTTGTAAGGATTCGTATTGAGTTAAAAAATCATTTTCAAGCTGAGGATCGGTTAAAGCCTCCATTGACACTGATTTTCTTTTTTCATCCTTAAGCAAATTAATTTTATCATACATTGAAGTTGGATCAAAGTTAGTTAAATCGCCGGTATCGTAATCAACCTCAATATTACAATTGAAGGTATCATTAAGATAATCAGCGTAATTAGCCATCAAATCAAGATCGGCATTGGTTATGTCCGATTTTTCTGAAAGATTTTCCAACATTGAAACGGCTCTAAACCCGCTTATCTCCATTGTATCAATAGATTGATTTTGATCTTTTACGGAATTATAGAGTTCATTAACCGAGTTTGCGGCATCAGATGATTTTTCACTTAACTCGCCGAGATACTCGCCGCCTTTTTCATACTGAGCGTTCAGCGTATCAAGTTCTTTGGAAAGACTTTTCGCGGCTTCTGAATTTTCTCCGTATAACTTGCAGACGTTTGCGTAAGCAGTCTCGGTACTGTCAATTTCTATCCTGCATTGCTCAAGCGTGCCGTTATAATCTTCAACAGCGTCCTCTGCCGAATTAAAATGGTGTATAAGCCCGCCGATAGCCGCTCCGGCTGTTGCAACTCCTCCGATTATTAATCCTACCTTGGTTTTAGACAAAGTTAAATTAAAAGTATTAGTTACAACGTTCAAAGCTTTCACCGCAGCGGCGGCGACTGTAACCGTTCCAATAAACCCTGCTCCCGCGACAGTTATGCCGGTTATTCCCTCTACGACGACGGGGTGTTTTTCAGCAAAATCCGTCATCCATGTAAGCGCGCTTGTTCCCATATCGGCAAACGCTCCTATTGTGGGAGTCAGCGTATCGCCGATGGCTATTTTAAGATTATTGGCCGCGTTCTGCGTCATTGTAAGACGCGATTCAAGCGTGCCGTAACGCGTATTCGCTTCATTTGCAAGAGCTGTATTTTCTTCCCAGGCCTCCCCCGCGAGACTTACCGCACCCGCAAGCCCGCTGCTGTTATTCGCAAGGGATTTTACCGCATTAGAAAGCCTGACCTCGCTTATGCCCATATTTTCAAGAATTACGGTAGCGGTTTCCCCGTTTCTTTCAACGTCGTTTAAGCCGTCTATAAAGGAATAAAGAGCGTCGACAGCACGGTGTTCAAACATGTCGGCGAACTGCTCACAGCTCACGCCGGCTACGGAAGCAAAATCTTCTAAGCTGCTGTTTCCTGTTTCAACGGCAACCTGAATATCCGTCATTAGCTTAGACATAGTGGAGCCGCCCGCTTCAGCCTCGATTCCCACAGAAGACATTGCCGCGGAAAGTCCGAGAATATCAGATTCCGACATGCCCGCAAGAGTTCCGGCGGACGCCATTCTTGTTGACATTTCAACTATATCCGCTTCTGTTGTGGCGAAATTGTTGCCGAGCGCAACTATGGTGGAGCCGAGATTTTCATAATTGTCAGCCGACATATTAGTTATATTGGAAAATTTCGCAAGGGATGAAGCCGCCTGCTCCGATGACAGATTAGTAGACTCTCCGAGATTTATCATTACTTCAGTAAAGTCCGTTATATTTTCGGTGGCGATTCCAAGCTGCCCCGCTGATTCGGCAACGCCTGCGATCTCGGTAGTAGAGGACGGAATCACAAGAGACATTTCCTTTATATCGCCGCTTATTTCAGCGAGCTGTTCTTCGGTCCCGTCAACCGTCTTGTACACTCCGGTTACGGCGCTTTCAAACTCTATCGCCGCGCTTGCGGCGGAAACAAAACCGTCCTTTATTTTGTTCAGCGCGGCCACTACCCCGATAGTTGCAAAAGCGTCCTGGATAAGCTCTCCCGCATTAGCGGCTTTGTTTCCTAAAGTTTCACTCTCGCCGGAGGCCTTTTGCAACGCTTCGCCGTATTCTTTAGCCTCGCGCTCAGACTTGTTAAGCGCGTCCGCAACCTTTTGCTCCGCATTAGCGGCTTTGTTGGAAGCCGCATACATTTTTTCTTCCGCTTGCGCGGACGCTTCTGTGGCAGAAGCATTTTTTCTTGCCGCCACTGCGGCTTCCTCCGCTTTTTTCGCCTTTTTTTCCGACTTCTGGGCAACTTTTTCAAGACTTTCAGAAGTCTTTTGCGCCTGAACTACCTCGTCGTTCATGGAATCGGTCACTTTGTCAACCGTCATTAGCTGACTTTTTAAGCTTTCATGAAATCTTTTAGCCTCTGCCGCTGCCTGTGCGTCTATATTTGCCTTATTTCTGGCTTTTTCCGCGGCCTGTTCAAGTTTGCGCGCCTGATCGGACATTGCGTCTGCTAATAATCTTGACGGCGTAACGGCCCCCGTTGAATTGCCGGAAAGCTTAGAAAGAGAAGCCGCCGCTTCGGCAGAGCTTTTGGATGTGTTTAGCAGCGCAGAATCAAGCCTAACGCTTGACTTTTCCACATCAACTATCGCGTTAACTCCGGTATCGCCTAACCTGACCATAGCTGCGCTCATTTCATCTACCATTCTAAATTTAGCGGTATACTCACTCTTCAAAATCTCGCTCCTCTCTTAAGCATAGCAAGAAAAATTTCAATATCAGTCCTGCAAGGGTTTTCTGATTCGCATACCTCAGACGCGATATAGAAGAGCCTGGTCCTCTTAGACATTTTTTCAAACTCCTCCATACGCAGTCCGTGACGCTGCCATAAAACATGCGCCCAATAAGAATCGCTTCCCTTGCAGGATATTAGTTTTTTGCTTCTTCAACCAGATTATTTTCGGTTTCCTTTTTAGACTGCATTAGCCCGAGAGCCGTCATAACAGTGTTGAATACCTGGTCGTACTCGCCGCGCTTTGAAAAAACCTTAAGCGGCATTTCTGTCTTATCATAGCAGTGATAAAAATCCATAAGCTCCTTATCGCAAAGATTCGGAAATACAAGAGCTTCAGCAATTATATGACGGAATGCCCTCGGCGTATCGTTTTCAGTCTGGAAAACAACCTCTCCGTTTTCTATATACGGTTTACCGTTGTTATCGAATGCGACGCTTCTCTTTCGGTAACTGTCGGTAATTTTTCTTATTCTTTCGCCTGATAATACTTTAATTTCCATTTGAATCGGCTTACCGCTTTCATCCTTAAAGCTTTCCGGAGCAGGCGCCGTAATAATCTCTTCCTTTTCCTCTCTCATAAAATAGCTTAAATTCTTTGTCATAATAAAAACCTCCATAATATTATTTTTTCGGGACAGTTTTAAGCCTTAACCGTTTCGGGCAGGAATAAAAATGCGCCCCGTAAGGAGCGCTTGACATTTTATAAAATTGTGATATAATAATAGATGAAAAGGGCGTCTGCGATAAGCGGTTCATCCCAAAATGTTAGTATTAAAGAAATACCGTTACTTTGGAAGAGTGGGCGGTATTTCTTTTTTATGTAAAGAAATTATTTCTTGTTAAAAATGTCTTTTGTGACCTTATAAACAAGAGTGATAACACAAGTTAGCATTGTTACGAACTGGATAAGTTCCGATAATGTCATTGTTATCACCTCCCTTGTCAGGGAGAAACCGCCTACCGTTTTATGCAGACACCCATACGGTTATTATACCACGGGTGTCTTTTTTTGTCAATTTATGTTTAAACTATAATGTCCTTAGCATTGAATGAAATCGAATCGTCAACAACGTCCCCGCTACTGTCAAGGGATGTAAGTATAATGTCCCCCGTAAATATGCAGCCTACCGCCGTTATTGTATCCGAGCCATAATCTCTGTAATAGTCCGAGCCTTTATCGTCCATTACGCCTTGAATAGTAAACTCCGGCTCCACTCCGTCCTTTT